AAGATCGTTTAGACTACATTGCTGAGTTAATTAATAAGATTGCTGAAACTGGAAATACACTAGTACTTGTAGATCGAGTTGGCCCGGGTAAATTGTTAGCTAGTAAGATCAATAATGCTGTCTTTGTTTCTGGTGCTACCAAAGCAAAGGATCGAAAGGACGAATATGACGAGATTGCTACTAGCACCGATAAGGTTATTGTTGCGACTTATGGTGTGGCCGCTGTGGGTATTAACATTCCTAGGATTTTCAATTTGGTTCTTGTGGAACCCGGAAAGAGCTTTGTACGTGTTATCCAGTCAATTGGCCGAGGCATTAGAAAGGCAGAAGATAAGGACTTTGTCCAGATCTGGGACATTACTTCCACCTGTAAATTTGCCAAAAGACACCTCACTAAACGAAAACAATTTTACCGAGATGCACAGTACCCATTCGCCGTTGAGCGAGTAGATTGGCAGTAAATGATATCACGTGATAAATTTATACGTTATTTAGAAACAGTAGATTACCTTTACGTTGGTAATATATCTGCTGATTGGAATACAATTCTGGATGAATGTTATGCATTAGTTGACAAAAGTCCAACTTATTGGAATTCAGTATGTGCAGAAGGTTTGAAAGATTGGGGAGGAGTCCAAGGTGCAGAAAAGTGGACCGTAACAACAGATGGTGCCGCCGCAGTTGGATACACAAGCCAAAATACTAAATCATGGGGCACAACACACGACAAACCACAGTTGCATATGGAATGGGAAAAAATTGTAAAAGATTGGTTGCCATTAGAGCATGCTATAAGCAGACCGTCTTTGCAAAAACCTGGCAATGTTTTGCCATGGCACAGAGACTATTTTGTGATGTTTAAAAAACATTATCCAGAAGAATCTGAATATGTAATTAGATTTATTGTTTTTATGAAGGATTGGGAGCCCGGCCATATGTTTAATGCCGGCGACTCTATTTTTTCAAATTGGAAGGCAGGAGATGCTATTGTTTATCATCCTACTAGATACCACATAGGCGCGAATGCAGGAATGACAGACAAATGGACTCAAAATGTTACTGGTGTTCTTAAAGAGCAAATAAATTTTCCAGCATTAGATTTAGGTAAAATATGTTAATAGGTCATAAACCATTAATTATTCCGGAAATTATAAATTTTATTGATAATATTTTTCCTAATATTACTTGGGAAAAACTAATGCAAGTGGAGCAGCAAGATTTAGATCTTGCTTGGAGAACTTGGTTAACTGATAGTCCATGTCATGAAATTAAAGGTTTAGATCAATTTAAATTAAGTTCTTTTTGCCCGGGTACCAGTGATGCATTCGGTGAATTTATTGCAAGATATCCAAACAGGACAGTAAGGGTAAGTAGAAGCGATTTTATTTTAACTAAAATACTTTGCAAAACTTGGAATAGAAAACTAGTGTATCTAGAGGATGCACCGCTTGAAATAAACGACTGTATAATTTTGAGTATGCCATATAGCGGAAATGGTAGCGAACTACCCGATCAGGACCAATTATTGGACAATGCAGATAAATTAAATGTTCCTGTGTTTGTGGATGGAGCTTATTTCGGAATCTCAACCTCAGTAATTTATCCATTAGATAGAAAATGTGTAACCGACTTTACTACAAGTTTAAGTAAAAATATGGTAAGTGATCCTTTGCGATTAGGTATAAGATTTACCAAAGAAAAAATAGATGACGGTATTACTGCTACTCTATTGGGTAGTAATGTTTTTGATAGACTTGGTGCATATTTGTCTATACAACTCTTAAAAAACTTCCCCCATAAATGGTTGATTGAAAAATTCCATAACAAGTCATTAAAAATCTGCCAAGATCTTAAATTACGACCCACCAAAACAATTACTTTAGCGTTGGGACCGGAATCAATGATAGAATTCCAAAGAGGTGATTATGTTCGAATCTGTTTAACAGACGAATTAATTGCAGATTAGATATTGACATATTTTTATAAGAGTGTATACTTTGCGTAACACTATTAATATTATATGAGACTATTAACATTAGACAATACCAGTTACGAATTAAATGATATACCAGAAGAAGTAGATGACATACGTTTTTGCGTATTAGATAATTCAGATCCCAAAGACCCTGACTACTTTTTTATTCCTTTAATCTTTTTAGAAAGTTTTAACAGCCCTGCTCTCGTCTTAAAGATAGGCAACGCTACTATAAAAATGCCAATTGATTGGCAACTGCTAATAGGCGAAAAGGACTTGGGCGACTTAGAAGTAGTTCCTCTTACTAGCATCAACGACAGAGGATTTAGTGCGTTTGCTTTTAATCCATTAACAAGTTTTAGGCCAGACTTCTTTCCTGTAGAAGTTGTTGACATCTATCAGGACGTTAAGTGGTACTTTCCTAAACTAAAACCAGGACAGATGTTGGCCGTTCCTTTAGAAACAGGCGTAGAAAAACCTATGTGTGTTTATTTTGTTAAAGACATCAGTAGGCAAAGTGAGGTTGTTAACTATACAAAAGTATGGTAGTATGAGCGACTTAACTGAAAGACCGTACATTTACGAATCGCCGGATGGCGGTAAAACCATATACAGGCGATATGCAGGCGAAACTGCGAGGGAGTTAATTGGTTACAAATACGAACCAACTGACCAAGAACAGTTAGAAGTTTACCGAGAAATGATGGTTTTGGCTCGGACACATCCAGGCTTGGCAGAAGAATTAGAACGTGTTAAAATGTATTACTATCTGTTAAAGCAACAAAACAATGAAGTTTTTTGGCATCCAGTATAATGGACAAACTATCGATTAACAATGAAATGGCTCAGTTCGACACAAAGAACAGACAGTTCTATGACGAACTTACACCAGAAGAACAAAAGAAGTTTAGCACTTACTTGATGCTACGTTATGGTGCCAGCGTAGAGGGTAGTGCTGACTTTCAAGAATGGTACTTACGTGTAACTAACGAAAGGTTGAATGTAAACTTTTTTGATTTAAATAAACATCCTAAACTGCAATGGTTATTGGCTACCACAGTTAGTCCGGGTATGGGTCGGCAACGACATTATTGGCAGGCTGCAAAAAAGAAAGAAGGATCAAACAGTAAAGCAGTAAAGTTTTTGCAAAAGATATATCCAGAACGTAAGCAAGATGAAATAGAACTACTAGCCGCAATCAATGATACTAAGTCTTTAAAACTGTTGGCACAAGAGTCTGGCATGACAGACCAGGACATTAAACGGGAATTAGGGTGACGTATACCTGTAGGTATTGCAACAAAAGTTACAGTAAAGAAAGCACATTGGCTGCACATCTTTGCGAGCCCAAGCGCAGGTATCAACAACAGAATGAACAGGGAGTACAGATAGGATTTAAAGCCTATTTGAGATTTTATGAACTTACACAGGGTAGTGCAAAACTAAAAACATATGAAGATTTTGTTGGCAGTCCTTATTATATGGCTTTTGTTAAATTCGGCAGACATCTTGTGGCAATACGTTGCATTAATACTGCCAGCTTTATTGATTGGTTATTAAAAAACAATAAAAAGATTGATCACTGGACCAAAGAGTCCATGTACACAGAGTGGATGTTAGAATACATTCGTAAAGAAAATGTTAAAGACGCATTAGAACGTGCTTTACGTGAAATGCAGTTACTAGCAGACACAGATGAAAAATTGAAGGGAAATTTTAATGACTACTTTAGATTGGCTAGCAGTAATCGTGTGGTTAAGCAAATTTGTGATTGTCGTGTCACTGCTTGGATTGTGTTTAATTGCGATAGCGGAATACATTTCCTCGAAACGCTCAACGAAGAACAAGTCGGAATGATCTTGCCTTACATTGATCCAGACTTTTGGCAACGTCGTTTCACAGACTATGTTGCAGACACAGAGTGGGTCAAAGATATACTAGCAAAGGCAGGCCTGTGATGCTAATGCCGTACTTGATATTGGAAATAGATTTTGTAGGCGGAACCCATGGTAATTTCTTAGAGTTTATTCTTAACCTGTGTTTAACGAATAAAAAATTGGGGATGCCTTTTACTCAAATAGGAACCAGTCATAAAAAAAGTTATGTGGAAAAAGCGCAGTCAGTTCACAGCGACCATTATATGACAGAAAAAATTCCGTTTAAAGGAAATAATATTATTGTTATAGAGATTGATAAAAAAGTTAACTTACTTAATTTACAATCTATAATATTATACCGTGCTGGCGATAGAAAAATAGAAACTCACGATTTACACATCAAAACTTTTCATAAATTAAACATTAAAATGTATAAATCTCTACTTCAAAATTTATGTAAAAGTTATAATGTAAATTTGTCCGAATTGGAACCTAACTGTCCTAGACATATTCTAAGAGAGTTTTTTAAACACGCATATAGAGATAACAGTTTATTTGGTCCGACAGACGGACAAGAAGAGTTCATTAATTCTTTAATCAAAGAAGGAAAAAAATTATATAGATTTCCAGTTTCATCGTTTTATAATTACGAAAATTTTGACAGGGAAATTAAAAACATCCAACAATTTTATAATTTTAATTTTTTAAATTATGAATATAAAGAAGAGCACCGAGAATTTTTGCATTATTTAGAATATTTCTTAAGTTTAAATATCCTACCGGATAAAATAATAAATGCAGTTGAACATGAGTTAGATCTAGAATTTGATAATTTGACTATTTTACAAGAAAGTTATATTAACGGAAATCTAGAACGTATTTTTAATAAAGAAATGCCATTTTTACAAGAAAAATATTTTATCAACACAAGACAAATTATCGATTACTTGAAAACATGAAATTTCGTTCAGACATTGACATTGACTTTGCAGACAGAACAAAGATCTTGGACATATTGCCACATACTAGTGCCAGTATAATTAAGGATGGTTCCATCTCAAAACACAACACAGGTGTGTACTTTACAGAAATACCGCAAGATCCATTTACAGGATATGCCAGCATAGACTATGAACGAGCAGAAGATTTGGGATATTTAAAGTTAGATTTTCTTAATGTAAACCTGTACAGTCAAGTCAAAAGCGAACAACATCTATTAGAGTTGATAGAGCAAGAACCTGAGTGGGACAAACTGTATGATAGAGCATTCTGTGAGCAGTTAATTCACATAGGTAATCATTACGATACACTGATCAAGATGCCTGAAGCAGTTAACAGTATTCCTAGAATGGCCATGTTTATCAGTGTAATCAGACCTGCCAAACGCCACTTAATAGGACAGGCCTGGGGTGAAGTTAGGAAAACTGTGTGGCAACGTCCCGAAGACGACAGTTATTATTTTAAGCAGAGTCACGCAGTTGCTTATGCTACACTGGTAGCAGTCAACATGAATTTGCTAGGGAATTCTGCGGACTAGGGTAATACTACGGCGCTTACTGCGCTTTTGTGCATTTTCTTTTAGGCTGATTGTGGGCCCATACTTGATATCTACATCCTTGCTGATAAAAGTCTTTAAGCAGACCCTAAAAGGAGCCCAGTCTTGTTTAATGAAAAGATTTATAGGAACCATCCTATTACTTTCCCACCACCAAGTATCTGCTAGTTCCAAATAAACCTGCTTTTCTTCTTGGGTTCTTAGGATACCATAGTCGTAGATAGTAGTAATACTGTCGTCACAATTCTGAATTATGCCTATGTATTCATTGCCGCCGTAGGTCAAAAGACTTAAAAAAGGATACTCTTCTAGTAGTTTTTGGTAGTATTCTTCCACAGTGATATTTATAGTTCGAAAATAAGTCAGAACTTACTTATGGCGAATCCGCTAAATACACTAATGCAGCAAATCTACAGTTATCTTTATGACAATACTATCAACGTCCAGTATGACATAGACCCTACTGTTGAGCAAAGGAATCGTGTAGTGTATACCAGAACTATTAATTTGTATAAAAATATAGACAACATTGTCAAACTCAAGGTATTGAATTCGGACCAAAAGCCTGTGAATATTACAGGCTATACATTGACCTTTAACATGGTGGATGATTATGTGTATGCTAATGCCAACGTAGTTCTACAAAGTAATGTTACTATCAGTAATGCTAATTTGGGATTATGTACAGTTACAATAAGTAGCAACGATTTGGTGCAATTAGATAGAGAAAAATACACTTTCAATGTATTGGTAGATAATGGTAGTGCAAACATTGCTGCTTATGTAGATGATAATTGGGGCGCATCGGGACAAATATTTTTAAGTAATTCAGCCTATCCTATTAATCCTCCAGTAAACTTAGACCTTGGACAAGTTGGTGATGGAGTTACCAGTGCTACATTTAATTTTGGGAACATATAATGAGTAAAGTTGTACAATGGAAACGTGGTAACGTTACAGTAAATGACAGTTATACTGGCGCTGCTGGCGAAATTACCATCGACACAGATAATTGGAATCTGCGTGTTCATGATGGAAGCACTGCAGGAGGCTATACGATCGACAGTACCAGCGGCGGAAGCAGTTTCAGCAATTTAAGTGTATCGGGGTTTGGAAATATTGGTAACGTTGTTATAACAAACAATCAAGTTTATGCTAATACTGGAAATATTAAACTACAGTCCAGTAACACTAGTGTAGACGGAATATTCATTCGCGGCGATAACGGCAGAATCGGTTTTAATACTGAACCTTGGGAAGATGGCGTTGGTTATGATGTTACTTTTGGTAATAGTTCTTTGTATTCAAGAGAATATTGGGCATCAGCCAACTATACAAATGGTTACCAATTCTTAACTCCAGAAGGAAGGACTGGATTTAGTCATGCCTATGATACATCACAAGGCAACGTTAGTTTAATTCAACTTAGACATGATAGTACAGTAGTAGCTAAATTTCAAGACAACAATACTTCACAATTGACAGGGAACCTTGTTGTCACATCCGATGGTTCAACATTTGGTTCATTCCCTAATGCTTTTGTGCAAATGTATGGTAATGTCGACAGTTATCAACAACTGGTAGAACAAAACCTAAGTGACGGCACTAGTGCCAGCACAGATATTGTAGCAACTGCTGACAACGGTGACGACAATATGCATTTCATCGACATGGGTATTGATGGTAGTAATTACAGTGATCCTGCATTCTTTGGTGACGTTGCAACTAAAAACGATGGTTACTTATATGTGGTAGGCAATGATGTCACAGGTCCAAGCCTAGGCAACGTAGGTAACCTAATCTTAGGCAGTACCAATGGTTTGGTAAAAACTTTTGTAGGTAATATTGCACAGGCAAACGTTGTTACAACTGCTAGTGAGTCAGGATTTACAGTAAACAAAGGTGCGTTTGTGGTTGCAGCCAATAGTGCTCCTGCTGCTAACAACAGTACAGGAGTTGCCGGTACTATTGCATGGGATGGTGACTATGTTTATGTTTGCGTGGCCACAGACACTTGGAAGCGAGCCAACCTTAGCACCTGGTAAATACTAAAACGGATAGCAAAATGAAGATAGCAGAAATACTTAGAGCAGTTGCTGACATTATCGACTTAGCACAACAAGATACAGTGCCACAAGAGCCTGTGGTTGCCGTTGTAGACAACAGCCAAGAAAATCAAGAGATTGATCAGTTAGCCAAGTTGGCAGGTATCACACAGGCCAGCACCACACCAGACGAACAAGTATTTCCTGTAGTAGCCAGTTTTCCTGCAGGCACAGACATGCACCGCAGTAAAAATCCCGCAGACATGCGTAGCGACAGTGTAAGTTTATATCCAGGTTATGGAGCATGTGACTAATGGCAGCAATTGATGTAGTCTACAAAGGTCTTACAGGCTTATACAGTACACTAAGTTTAGACACTGCTAATACACTAGCAGAAGTACGCACGGCTGCTATTTCAGACGAAACACTGGACAGCAGTTACTACGGTAACTTAATACTGTTGGCCAATAACTCAGTCGACAGTGGACTATTGGGTTCCAGCACACTAGCAGACGTTGGATACACTGCTAACTCTGTATTTTTCTTTCACACCATACAAACAGGTAATCTGCAACTACGTCAAGAACGTAGGTTAGACATACAACAACTAAAACGTCGTGGAGGCACCGCAGCAAATGTAAACATTCCTGCTTACAGAAACAGAAATACCTATGACGTTGACACACTGCCTGCCAAGTATGTGGGCAACGTCAGCACACCAAATGTTCATCCAGACGGCCTATTGGAAGGACGTCCATGGGCCACAGTTAGTTTAATCAGCAATCCAACATCAATTAGTGAAGGTATTGACAGTGACACACTGTTGACATTTGAAGTTTGGTATGATGCAGCAGATACCAGTACGCTTATCCCCAGTGCCACAGACGAAGGACAAATCACACAATGGACTGATAAGTCTGGCCAAGAACATAATGCCAATCCAGATGGCGGCAGTGCTAAACCAACTTACGAAAACACAGAAACACTTAACGGTTATGGTTATATAGAATTTGATGGTACAGACAGTCTGACAGTTAACCCATTTACAACACTGGCCAGCAAAGCAGGATATACTGTGTTTATATTAGCCAAACAGAGCACAACTTCGGGTACACAAACATTAACAGTTACTGATGAAAGCGATTTGCTGATCAAAGGTGGTACTGGCAACTTTATTGTAGGTATGAATGGTGCTACAGGCGACAGTGGAGTTGCTGCAAACACAAGTTGGATTATTCACAGTTTGGTCTACGATGGTACAGGATCTACCAACAGTGATAAATTACTGTACCGTATCAACAAGGCCAACACCAGTCTATCATTTACAGGCACCATTGCTGGTAATACCAGTGCCAGCAACAAGGAATTGTTTATTGGAAACGATGAAGGCGGCACCAACGGATTGGCAGGTAATGTAGCAGAAGTAATTATGTTTAGTAAAACACTGAACAACATTGAGTACAGGAACGTAGAAAACTATCTATCAACCAAGTGGGGATTGTAAACCATGGCAACTAGTGCAAATACTACACCCTACATACACCCTTTCCCCAACTATCAACTAAATGACCTGCATCAAAGCATGGAATACAATGCTGCTGGTCAGCCTATTATACGCACCGGAGTGGGCAGTATAAATGCACTCAGTGCGTGGGGAGAAAATTTAACTGTAGCTCTACAACCAATTTTGCAATTGGATGCACTATACGGCTTGGACGCAGATAGATTTCAAACCTACGCCGCCGGCGGCGGAACTGCGGTGTCTAACAGTGATGAGATGTTTGAATGCACTTCAAGTGCCACACTCTACAGTTATGGTGTGCTACGTTCAAGGCGTTTTTTAAGATATAGAGCAGGACAGGCCAATATGGCACGTTTTACTGCCATGTTCAGCGGCACAGCAGGCACCAGTCTTAGAGCAGGACTGTTTAATCAAGAAAGTGCACTGCAGGTCGGTGTTAACAATGGACAGTTCGGTGTGTTACACTTCTATGGTGCCAGAGCAGAAATCAGACAACTCACTATTGCAACAGCAAGCTCGGGTGGTACAGCCACTGTGACCGTAAACAGTGTGGCCTATAACGTCACATTGGTCAATGGTGAAACCGCAATTCAAACAGCAGCACGTATTGCTAGAGAATTAGACGGTGTGGCCACTGGCTGGATCGTAGAATCCAAAAGTGCTAAGGTAGTGTTTTTAAGTGAGGCTACCGGTCCTTTAGCCGGCACTTACAGTTATTCTTCCACAGGCACAAGCACAGGCACGTTCAGTCAACTAGAAGCCGGAGTTGTGGGCACAGAAAACTGGATTTATCAAAGTGATTTTAGCCTAGATAGTTTGGACGGCACCGGGCCCAGTGGTATGACCATTGATACAACAAAACTCAATGTGTTCCAAATTGATTTTAGATGGCTTGGCGCAGGCAGAATAAGATTCAGCATTGAAAACAGTCTGACCGGTGGCATAATGCCATTTCATGAAATCAGTTGGAGCAATGAAAACACTTTACCCTGGAGTCATAATCCCAATTATAAAATAGGCTATGTGGCCTACAACATTGGCGGCTCAGAATCGGCTTGGGTGCGTGGTGCTTCCATGGGCTGTTTCAACGAAGGCTTTACTACCAAAAACGACTATACCAGAAGTTTCAGTAACTCAAAAAGCAGTTTATCCAGCGGCACTATACATCAACTGTTTTCAATTCGCAACCCAATCACTGACAATGAAATCATTAACACCAGAGAAATCATTATACAGGATGTTTCGGTTGCACACCAAGGCAACGACCCTATAGAAATATTGTTATTTCTAAATGCCAATTTGGCCACAGGCACACAGACTTACATAGAACTGCCGGAAGCCATTCCCACAGTCAGTACCACAACAGGCACATTTACCACCACCAACAACACACCAGTAGCCAGTTTTGTTGCTGGCATTAATGGATATCAACAATACAATTTGGAACCATATAGAATCACTGTGGCTGCTGGAGATTTTGTGTCGGTGGCAGTGCGATCTGCACAGTCAATTAGTCAAATTGCTGGTGCCATAGTTTGGATAGCAGACTAATTGACTATTCACGGTTTTTGCTGTATAATTACAATTAATGTTTAATACTGTACAAGACGCAGTCCTCGGTTTACTACCTCCGAAACGACGTCGTAGCCAAAGTGGTTGGTTAAGTTTCAACGCGGTCTGTTGCAGTCACAGAGGTGAATCAGCAGACACACGTCAACGTGGTGGTGTAATGACACAGCCCGATGGTGCAGTCAGTTATCACTGCTTTAACTGTCAGTTCAAAACTGGCTACAAGCCAGGAGCGCCTTTGGGATTCAAATTCCGACGTTGGCTCAAATGGTTGGGCGCTGATGATGCAGAAGTAAACCGTTTGGTCATTGAAGCACTGAGAGTCAAAGACTTGGTGCAGCCAGAGAGCCAAGAGCCCGAACCCATAGACATAGAATTTGAAGCCAGACAGTTGCCCAGTGAAGCCAAAAGTTTTATGGCCCTAGCAGACTTTTATGAACTCAATGAGTGGCGTGATGTGCCCACAGCCTACAAAGACAGTGTGGCCTATGTACACAGTAGAAACATAGACATGCAACGCTATGAGTTTTACTGGACTCCGGCAGTAGAACACAAACTCGGCCATAGAGTCATAGTGCCGTTTTACTATAAAAGAAAAATTGTGGGCTGGACTGCTAGAGCACTTAACAGCGGTATAAAACCCAAGTACCACAGTGACCATCCCAGCAACTTTGTGTTTAACTTGGACCAACAACTGTACGACAACAAGTTTGTCATAGTCTGTGAAGGCGTGTTTGATGCACTAGCCATAGATGGTGTGGCAGTGTTGGGCGCAGACATCACAGAGACACAGGCAGAACTGATTGAAAGTTTAGGTAGAGACATAATCGTTGTACCAGACTGGGACTCTGCAGGCAGCAAACTCATAGACAGAGCTGTAGAGTATGGATGGGCGGTAAGTTTTCCCTTATGGAGAGAACAGGCCAAAGACATCAGTGAAGCAGTTGCCAAGTATGGAAAACTGTATGTGTTAAAAGACATATTAAATAACAAACAGACAAACAATCTTAAAATAAAAATAATGAGTCGTCAATGAGCAAAGAGTATACACCAGAACTACAGAAACTATTTTTAGAAATGGTCATGCAAAATCCTGAAAGTTATTTGAGGGTGCAGAACATTTATAACTTTGAAAACTTTGACAGAACACTACGCAGTGCTGCCAAGTTTATCAGCGAACACGTCAAAGACCATAACGCCATGCCCACTGCTGAGCAGGTCGAAGCAGTGACACAGGTACAGTTACGACCAGTACCAGACTTGCAGGACAATCATTATGATTGGTTTATGACAGAGTTTGAAGGATTTACTCGCAAACAGGAACTGGAGCGAGCAATTCTTAAATGTGCGGACATGCTGGAAAAAGGTGACTATGATCCAGTAGAAAAAATCATCAAAGACGCAGTGCAGATCAGTCTGACCAAGGACATGGGCACAGACTATTTTGAAGATCCCAGAGCCAGGTTAATGAAGATCAAAAGCAACAACGGACAGGTAAGCACTGGCTGGCCCACAATGGACAAACGTTTGTTTGGTGGTATGAATCGAGGCGAACTCAACATCTTTGCAGGTGGCTCGGGTAGTGGTAAATCGTTGTTTATGCAGAACATTGCTATTAACTGGATCACACAGGGACTGAACGGTGTGTTCTTAACACTGGAACTTAGTGAAGAACTGTGTGCTATGCGTATGGATAGTATGGTAGCAAATGTCAGTACTAAGGAGATTTTCCGAGACTTAGACACTATCGAAATTAAACTAAAGATGGTGGGCAAGAAGTCTGGTAAAATGCGTATCAAGTACATGCCAGCACAGAGCAACGTAAATCAAATACGTGCTTACCTAAAAGAACTGGAAGTGCAGACAGGACAGCGAACAGACTTTATCATGGTAGACTACTTAGATTTGGTCATGCCAGTCAGTGCCAAAGTGTCGCCCAATGATTTGTTTGTTAAGGACAAGTATGTATCGGAAGAACTTAGAAACTTGGCTAAGGAGTTTAACATCTTAATGGTAACTGCAAGTCAGTTGAATCGTAGTGCAGTGGAAGAAATTGAATTTGACCATAGTCACATCAGTGGTGGTATCAGTAAGATCAATACTGCTGACAACGTGTTTGGTATCTTTACAAGTCGTGCAATGCGTGAGCGTGGTAGGTATCAGATACAGTTGATGAAAACTCGTAGTTCAAGCGGTGTAGGACAGAAAGTAGACTTGGACTTTGACCTAGAGTGTTTGCGTATCACAGATCCAGGTGAAGAAGCACAGGGTACTCCGGGCAGTTTGAAGCCACAGACCGGCAGTATCATGGCACAGATCAAAGCCAAGAGCACAGTAGACGAAGATACTGATACAAAACCACAACGTGCTACAGGAACACCTGTGTGGGAACAACAACCTCAGGTAGCAGGTGAAGCACAGAGTACAAAACTCAAGCAGATGTTAGCAGGGCTTAAAAAGTAGAATAATGTTAAGATATGAAGACATAAAACAAGTCCATTTAGAAATTTCTTCACTATGCAATGCTAGGTGTCCTTTATGTCCTAGAAATTTTCGTGGCTATAATTATAACGATGGATATATTGAAAGGAATCTAACGTTAGATGACGTAAAAAAAATATTTCAAGTTGACTTTTTAAAACAATTATCTAAAATACGAATTAACGGGAATTTTGGAGATATCGTTATGAATCCAGAAGGACCAGAAATTGTCAAATATTTTAAATCTGCTAATTCTAAACTTCAAATTACTATAAGCACTAACGGAAGTGGCAGATCTAAGAATTTTTGGCACCGGCTTGCTGAAAATGCAGAGATAGATTTTTGTTTAGATGGGCTAAAAGACACTCACACATTGTACCGGCAAAATACAGATTGGAAAACTATTATAAAAAATGCACAACATGTTATTAAAAACAATGGTGTAGCCAACTGGAAATTTATTTTATTTGACCACAATAAACATCAAGTCGAAGAAGCAAAAAAACTAGCAATGGACCTTGGATTTAGACAATTCAAACTCGTCGATCATGGAAGGAATACGGGACCCGTTTTTGATAAAAAAGGAAATTTATCGCATGTAATTGGAAATTATAAAGGAGAGACTAGTTTTCCAATTTTGTTTCATAAGAAAAAAACAGACATGGTTCTTGTTGAAGATATTATAGAAAACAGAGAACCAAAATTTAATATAAAATGTCAAACAAAAAAAGATTCAGAAATTTATATAACATCAACTGGTGAAGTTTATCCTTGCTGTTTTACAGGATTTAGTCCTAGGACATATGGGCACGGAGAATATCATGAAGCCGTTAATCAACAGATAAAAGATTTGCTACCAAAAAATAATAATGCTTTAGAAAATACATTAGAGGAATGCGTTAGTTGGTTTAATAAAATTCAAAATAGTTGGAAAATTCAGTCATATGAGCAGGGAAGACTTATTGTTTGTGATGATAATTGTGGATTATGATACTAAATATAACTAATCCGGAGTGAATTAGTGCAACGCAAGACTCGTAGCATATTAGAAGAATTAGACACCTTTAGATCGCCTAAAGACCGTGAAAATCTAATAGAATCACGTGCAAATCACGTAATTCAGGGTGCTATCAACCTCATAAATTTCATTCGTGAAAACTATGACGCCACTCAGTCTGAAGAGTTAGAACGTAGATTGCTTAACAGTATCAGAGCACAAGATTCTTCCAAATTCAGCCGTGGCGTAAAACGTATCAAAAATGAAAATTAAAGACGTTATTGTAGAACAGGGTGTAGGTCAAGAACTGTGGCGTCGAGCTACACTGCGTCCTGAGCAAAAACGGGAACTCGAGCAACTTGAAACAATGTTAGTAAGATTAACAAAACTACCGTTGCAACGAGTACAAAAGAACAGTAAAGATATTTTAAAGCAATACAAAGAACTTTTGAATCGTAACGATGATTGGGAAAAAGATCCTATTGGCAGAGAAGTAGCATTAGCAAAAGCAATTAGTCCTTATTATCCGGATACGGCCGAGCAAATTATCGCTGCGTATAGTGGTGAGAAAAAAGAAATAAACAAAACGCAGCAACAGCCATCAGCCGCAGTACAGACAAAACAACCGGCACAACAAACTAGACAATCGGTTATCCCTAGAGAACAAGGATTTGTTACCACTGTGATTGCACCAACAGCAGGTGGTGATAGAAAGTTCTGGTATGATGGAAAAAACTGGAAAGAATATTTTGGGTCAAATTGGCCAAACGATCTTCAAACATCGCAATCAGTGACAGATGACAGAGTAATTGATTACATCGCAAAACAAGTTGCATTAAAGAATACCAGTAAAGTTCCTTACGGAACAACTAAACAAACTAAAAGAAAATCATGAAGTTATTTGAAATCCGTAACACGGCCCCTCGTTGGCAACTGTGCGAAGCTGCAGAAGGTAAAAATCTACACCTTGAACATATTGAGGATTTGGTATTCAACGAAGGATACTTGGGCGCACAACGTGCTTTAAACTATCTTGAAAGCCTGCGTCAAATGTTAGCAGAAGGTGCTGGCCCTGCTAGTGCTCGTATTACAGTTAAATGGGACGGTGCTCCGGCAATTATCTGCGGCACAGATCCTGTAGATGGTCGTTTTTTTGTGGGCACTAAGTCTGTGTTTACAAAAACAGAGCCCAAGGTCTGCAAAACACCAGGAGACATTAAAAAGTTTTATGGTGATAGACCCGAACTGTCAGAAAAACTCAGCCTTGCCTTAAAGTATCTGAGCAAATTAGGCATTGGCGGTGTGCTACAGGGCGACTTAATGTTTACACCTGGTGACATTGAACAAACACAAATTGACGGTGAAGATGTCTATGTGTTTACACCCAATACTATCAGTTACGCAGTACCTGTTAACAGTGAATTAGGTCAGCGCATCGCTAGTGCCAAAATAGGAATTATTTTCCACACTGCTTATGATGGCAGCAGTCTACCAGAAATGACTGCCAGTTTTGGCGCTGAGGTATCCGGGCTTAACCGCAGTCGTGATGTGTGGTTTGATGACGCTACATACAAAGATTTGACTGGTGTTGCCAGTTTAACACCACAAGAAAATAGACAGATTGCGTCAGTGTTACGTGCTGGTGCTACTACACTACAAAAATTACAGAAAAACAAGTTCGACGTCATCTTAGGTAATCCAGAGTTTAGTCAGTATATCAAGCCTTTTATCAACAACATGGTCAAAGGTGGAGAACAGGTTGGAGAGCCTATTCAGTTTTTAAATGACTTCTTGGAATTTTATCGTGGCAAGATGCAAGACCAAATCGAAAAACTAAAAGGCGGACCTGAAAGCCGAGCAGCCCAAGCACGTATTGAAAAGATCCAGCAAAACGAGCAGTTTGTGGAAGATAACACCAACACACTGCTGGGTATATTAGCAGTCTATAAACGTATTATTGAGGCAAAAATGCTGATTTTACGCAAACTACAGACTATAGAAAGCATTGGCACTTTCTTAAAGACTGACACGGGTTATAGAGTTACTGCACCAGAAGGATTTGTTGCCATAGGACACGATGGCGGCGCAGTCAAATTGGTAGACAGAATAGAGTTTAGCCGTGAGAACATCCTCGCTACCAAAGC